AAGAAGGATTGTTGTAGAGAATTTAAAAAACGATAAGTTGAGATTGCCATATAATTCGATATCTAAATATAATGTAAGTCAAATAAGAGGTCTACTTTTAGACATTTCTATTGATGAATGGATTACTGCATCTAATTTGCCCATTGAAGATTTTGTTACCATAAAAAATGGCAAATCTCGCCCAGCAAATGTTAGAGATGTTTGGAAAAGGAATAATCGATCTTTTAGGAACATGTTGCGAGGAGCAAGAATATACAAAGGTTATGGAAAAAATGACAACCACTTTAAATAGATAACAATGGCAACTCCAACAAAAATAACTAAAGTAGGTGCAGTATTTAAGCCAGGAAAGGATAAGGACGGAAACGAAGTTGCTCTGCCTGATGCTAATGAAGATATATGGGTCTCTCCACCCCACGTACTGTCGCAACCAAAACCGAAACCACCAGAAAAAAGTAATACCAGTATAAATTTAACTTTACCATCAGATGCTAAAGCTGCTGCTAATACTAGAGTCGTATATGTTACTACCTATAACCCCAAAACAAAAATAACAGCGGTTTATGAACAAGAGTATGAAAGTATCTTAGGTGTCCCAACCCGCACACCCAAACTACTTGATCCTGATAAAAGGATTGCAACAAGAAACGAAAAGGATGGTACATATGAACCAACAAAATATGCAAAGGAGAATTATACATCCAGTACAGTCAGCAATATAGCAAATAATGCCGCAACTAGGGCAGATATAGAGCGGACTAGAGCATATACTTATCAAAATGGTTATCAGCAAATTAATAAGAAACCACCATCACCTGTTCAAGTCGCAACTGCGCTTCAAGATCCACTTCCAGTAGCAGATCCAGATGCAATTCCTCTACCAGGTGCTGAGGATGATGATGGTTCAACAATAAGAGGGGCATCTCTTAGTTCTATAGATATAAATGACGTTCAGACTGCATCCGAAGTAGCAAGTGGTCTTTCAGATGATTTAAAATACCCATCTAATAGTCCAACATATTTGGAATCAGATTACGTAAGATTCTCTGCAATTAAATATAAACCAGCAGAAGTCAGTTCAAATAGCTTTGCAATATCATACAACCCTGGCGAAGTCATAGGTGCTTCAGTATATTTACCAATACAAGGTGGAATATCAGATTCAAATGGTGTTGGTTGGAATGAAGAAGTAATAAATCCACTACAAATTGCTGGTGCCCAAATTGCATTGGAAACCCTGGAAGGTGGTGGCGGTGGTCTTGCGAAAGCAGTTTCAAGAGTAGTAGGTAATGTAGCAGGTAACGCGCCTGAGGTAATATCAGCGATTAAAGCATCCGTCACTGAGTCTGCTATTGGTGCAAATATATTACCCAGAACATCAAGAGCAATATTTAACCCAAATACAGAACTTTTATTTAATGGTCCTCAATTAAGAGCATTTACATTTTCATTTAAACTTATGCCTAGAAGTGATAATGAAGCTAAGGAAATTAAAAAAATCATCAGATTTTTTAAAGTTAATATGGCAGCAAGAACAACAGAATCAGCATTGTTTTTAAAAGCGCCAAATGTATTTCGCATAGAATATATACATAAAGATGAGGGAGCGAATTCTCATCCTGGCATAAATCTAATCAAAGATTGTGCTCTTCAGAACTTTTCTGTTGACTATACACCAGATGGCACATATATGACCGTTGGTGATGATGATATAGGTGCAATGTTCTCATACAATCTCACAATGAGTTTTATGGAACTTACTCCAGTATATTCCAAAGATTATGATGATGAAAACGCAGGCGATCACCCAATCGGTTATTAAAAAATGGCAAATTATTTCAGTCACGTACCATTTCTTGAGTATATATCTAGAGATAATGAAAGGTCAACTTTAAGTGACTATACTGTTGTCAAAAATTTATTCAAAAGAGCAAAAATACGAGATGACGTATTTTCAAATTTAAGTTATTTTAACAAATATCAAATCAAAGGTGAAGAAAGACCTGATGAAGTAGCAGATAAAATATACAAAGATCCAAGTTTGGACTGGGTAGTTTTATTATCAAATAATATTCAAAATGTTTATGACGAGTGGCCAAAAACTCAACAGGCACTTGATAAATTCCTTTTAGATAAGTATGGATCTTATGAAGAATTATATGGTGGAATACATCACTATGAGACAGTAAAAACAACTACATTGGATGGTTACACTATTGTAGAGTCTGGTGTAGAAGTAAATGAAGGATTTTTCAAAGCACCAGAATATGAAATTGAATTAGATCCAAATATTGTTTTGCCCTCAGAAATTCCTGGAGATTTTGCAGAAGCAACTGCAGAGTATAATTCAAATAGTGGACAAGTAACAAAGTTGACATTAGTAAATGCTGGATCTGGGTATACTGGATTTGCTGAAGTAACAATAGAAGATCCGCCATCTCCAATAACTGGTATTGCATCTTGTCAACTAAATGTATTTCCAGATGAACGAGAAGTTGGTCAAATAACAATTACCGATACTGGCAGTGGATATAACTTTCAACCAATAGCAACATTTAGTGATCCACCACCAACAATTACTGCAGTATTAGAACCTGTTATTGGTGTTGGAGGATCTATTTTAAGTGTTGGAATTACATCTGCTGGAGATGGATACACATTTACACCAATAGTTACATTTCCACCACCACCAAATATCATTGAGAGTGCAGCTTTTATATCTGCTAGTTCATTCACAGTAGAGAGTGGATTTGAGGGTATGTTCTTAAATGCTACTGGAAAAAGACTGTTCACTGCACATGGAGCAAATACATATACTTCTGGAATTATTGAACAATATGAGCTGTCATCTGCACATGATATGTCAACAGGTTCTCTTCTTAGAACGAGAACATTAAATTTTGATGGACTAGTCTTTGAATACTGCACTGGAATCGAATTTAAACCAGATGGAACCAGAATGTATGTAAGTGGTCTTACAAACGCTGGTAATAAATTAGCACAATATGACCTTTCAACAGCATGGGATATTAGTACAGCATCATTAGATGTTAGTATATCGATGCCAGCGATGTCTGGAGTAAGAATACAAGATACTGGAGAACATATTTTTATTCTTGATATTCAAGATCCCGATAAGATCAAAAAATATCAACTAACTTCAAACTGGGATATTGGATCTATGTTCCCACTCCCAGTTCAAACAGCAAATATCTCAACTATCTGTATACCTAACGAATCTTCTATTCGTGGATTCTCCTTCAAAGATGACGGAACAAAGCTATATGTTTCTGGTACAGACAATAACTCAACATTTGTTATAACATTGACAACCGCATGGGATATTAGTGGATTATCATTACTAGGAGTACTAAACGTACAAAATGCTAGTGGAGACTCTACCCCATTAGATGTATATACAAATGCAACAGAAACTCTATTTTTTATTGGTGGTTCTATCAATAGAAAAGTTTACACTTATGATACTGATGTAACTGCAACAGCAACTGCTACTGTAGGTGTAGGAACTAGAGCGGAAACTATTTTCAGCATAAATGTGACAAAACCTGGAGCTGGATATACCTCAACACCAGCACCAGTGATACAAATACAACCACCAATCCCCCATAGAACGGCAACAGGTTATACTCTAGTCACAAATGGATCAGTCGTTGGTATTGTAATGCAAGATCGTGGTTATAACTATAGAACTGCACCAACTATACAAATAGAAGATCCACTCTCTGCAATCACAGCAAGAGCAAATATAAAAGCAGAGAATGGACTTATAAAGGAAATAAAAATTATCGACAACGGAAGAGGATATAACTCCATTCCCCAGGTATTCTTTAGTAAACCAGGACCACTATACCTCCCATCAAAAAATGAAGTATTTGAGAGAAATGGTCAGGAATGGAAATTTGACGGATTTAACTGGAGAAGAAGAATTACTTTCGGAACAGTTTATTATGATGACATAAAAGATGACTTACTAGAAATTCCTGGTGCAGTAGCAGCAACAGCAATTACAAATTATCAGTATGAAGACAGAGTAGAAGCAAATAAAAGAAGTATTTATTTACTTAAACCAGAATTCTTAAGTATTCTTTTTAATGATCTTGACGATATCATGCCATACAAAAAAGGTTCTGGACAATTTGTGTCTCAGAACCTTAAGAGGGGTGATAACCCTAGATTATATGAGTAAGTATATTAACTCTCAGCAAGTTTTTGGAAGTAACTCAAAGCATCATCCTCCTCTTCAGTAGAGTTAGAAGAATCCTTCGCCATAATATCAGGAGAATTAAATCCGCCGCTTGAAGGAAGATCGTTAAGTTCTTTCTTCAATTCCGCAGGTAGTTGAGTCTCTTCTTGGCGTCCACCAAAACTAGGCGTGAAGTTACCACGCATATCATCTTCACCCTGAAGTTCCTCATCTTGCCTACGAGAAGATCCTTTACGTCCAAGAACATAATCCAGACGTGTCTGAAGTGCTTCATAAGACTTAAACTGATCTTGAGCAGTCATGGCAGTAAGAGAATACTCCTTCTTCCAAAGTGCTTCAAGAGCGTCATCATCATCTAGTAGAACACTAGTAGAATCAAATTCAGACTTATCATAATTCCAATAACCATCAACCTTACGAATCTTCAGTTTGAAGTTCGCACCTTGCCAAAAATCAAATGGATTAATAGGAGTCTCATCTTCAAATTCAGGTTGCATTGCTGCCATAACCTTATCGAAGATTTTTTTACCAAACTTGAACAAGAAAACTTGCCCTTCATTGTGAGGATTAGTAGGATCCTTCACAACGTAAATATTGCTATAATATGACAATTTACGTTTTTGCTTACGTACAATTTCTTTGTTGCTATTATCTCCACTGTTCCAAAGAGTACGATTATATTCGGATACAGGATCTTTCTGACCTAAAGTAGTCAGAGAATTCTCGATATACCAACCACCAGGACCCTGGAATCCATGAGAGTACATCTTCACCCATGGAAGATCTTCACTATCGGGAGCAGGAAGGAATCGAATAACGGCATAACCATTACCCGTCTTATCCATTTCAGGTTTCCAGAGACGATCATCACCGCCACTAGAGTTGCTATTCATCTTCTCAACCTCTTTGACTAGTTTGGAAGTCAAAGATCCAAGAGAAGACTGTTTTTTGAGATTAGCAAAAGACATTCGTATTACCTCGTATTTGTGTTGTATTTGGCCTTTATGTACTCTAGGCACTTGCGGCGAGTACGGACCTATATTAGTGCAAGTGCCTGTAGTTGTCAATCAATATTTCCAGTTTGCTCGACCTGATCTTTCATGTGATCGATCAGTTTTTCCATATTACTAAAAATCACATTCATATCCACATTTTCGGGCATCCCAAGCATGGTAGCAGATTTAACGATATTCTGCTTCATTTTTATTGCTTCTGGATCGTCGGATAGGGACAATCTAGCATAAAGTATTTTTTGCTTGTCGATAAGGGTTTTTAGTAACTCAACATGATCAAGTTTATCCTGTTTACCCATAGTATAAAAACTAAACATCTTGCTGTAAAGTTTTTCTTGAAGTTCATTGATATGGACAATTTCTGCCCTTACAACATCCGAATCAAAAAACGTCATAAAACACAGTCCTTTAAAATTTTGCGAAATTTAAATATATCGATATTTAGGAAAGGATCATACTTCCTCATTGTTTTAGATACTGTCTCCCAAACAGGATCATTTAATTTTTTATCAAAATTATTTTTAAATGCCAAGATACGATCAAGAATAATCAAAGTCTCAATAGATATATGCCCCTGAAGATGCAACTTAAGTATTCGCGGATGTTGACCAGATTTAGATTC